GGGGTGCGCCTGATGCAGAAGATCTGTCTAGTGCGAAGCTGAAAGCAAAGCTCCCGCCCGAAGCGGCCCTCCGCAGGCGGGAACCGGGCGGGGGCAGGACGGAGAAATAGGAGAGTAGCGCCCCGCCGCGTTTCCTGCTAGCTTGTGAACCGCCTTTTATCGTAGCCTCAAAGCATGTCCATGAGCAAGACCAACGTCAAACAAAATCCTCTGCAGCAAAATCCGGCGGGCGCCGTCGGGCGGCCCTCCGGCTCGAGCGCGCGCTCGCGTTCCCGCTCCAGCTCACCGCGGCCGACGGTTGCCGTACAGAAGACCACCTCGGATGCGGAGGCCCAGTCCCTGGGCATCTGTCTGGAGGCGCTCAAGAACCTGCAGCCGGATGCGCGGCGGCGCGTGATGGCTTATTTAGGCACGCGCTATAACATTCCGGTCGCCTGGCAGCCGGCGCAAGCGCAGGGCGCAGAAGGCGAAAGCGGCGAAACGGGTCAGACGGGGGAGGTGCAAGCGCGCAGCTTTGGCGCCGGCCTTGGGCAGATTTAAAGTACGCCCTGAAGCACGTTGAAGCGGCAGGCCTTCGCCGGCCTCACGTAGCGCCGCATGGAGTCCAGCGATTTGTGCCCGGTGCGCAGCATAATGAGCGTTTCAGGCGCGCCGCGTTCGATAGCCGCCGTCACCATACCGGCGCGTAGCGAATGCGAGCTATAGCGGGCTGCCGGAAGGCCGGCGCGGGCCACGGCCAGCTTGAAACGTTCGTTGATCGCATCGCCGCTCAAACGCTGCGGGTGGATCCCGCCTCCATACATGGCGCAGAACAGCGGCCCGGGCCAGGTGCCCCGGATGTCCAGCCATTCGCGCAGCGCCCGCACCGGACAGGTCACAGCGTGTGCGCCGTACTCGATGGCGACGATCCGGCCCTCGCTCCCATCCTGATCGGTTTTCGAAGCGCCGAGCGAGAGCAGAAACCCTTTGCGCATGAAGCGCACATCGCAGCGGTCGAGCGAAGCGATCTCTTCGCGGCGCCAGCCAGCCGCAAACTGTGTCAGGATCAGAGCGCGGTCGCGAATGTCGATGGGAACGGTGGTACACAACTGCCGACAGATCCGCCTCAGCTCGGCCGGCTCGAGCGCCTGCGCGTATTGCGGCCGCTCGCGCAGATCGCGTTTGGCGTTTCGCACCAGCAGCTTGACGTTGTCAGTCAGCGGCGAAGGCAGGTGCTCCTGCTGATGTCGGTGAGAGATGGCATAGAGCGTCAGCTGCACCGTCTGCAAGCGGTAGGGCGGCTGCCGTTCGTACAGACTCCAGACCACAAAATCGGCGACCGTTTCGGGCGTGGCGGGCAGCGCCTGGCCTCCGACTTGCTCGCACCAGCGTGCAAAGATCATCCAGGTATAGCTGTAGGCGGCACGGGTGCGCGGCGCATGCGAAGCTTTCATCAGTTCCTCCCGCTTCTGTCGCAATCGGCTGAGATATCCGGGGCCGGTATCGAACAGCTTTAATTGCTCCGGGCTTGACATGCCCGAGAACTTAACTCGTATACTGACGCTCAGGAAAGTCCCAGCACGGCTAGACCGTTAAGACCGAATTATAACGGCGTCGCCGAGCTGGAAGGAGAGAAAGGAGGTCTATGGCTATACCGCCCCCACCGCCGCGATGTTCACTCCGGCGGCGGGGGAGTTCTGACTTTAAGAACCAGAAAACGCGCCGGAACGCCGTTTCCGGATTGTTAAGCGTTTCTGCAACCACGCCGGAGCAACCGGGTAAGCCGGAATTGCCGGGGTAGCCAGAGCCACCCGAGCCGCCGGGAAGCGTGATCGCTTTTATTGTCGCGCGATCCCCGGCAGAAAGACAAGGAGCCGTATGAGGATCGCCAAAAACATTTCCGCCGTTTGGGACACGGCAAAAGTACTAGAAGTCCCAGCAGACCGCCTTACGCCGCAAGAAGCCGTCGCACGCCTGCGCGCCATCGCCCGAGCGTTGCCGCCGGAAGAGTTCGGTCGTGCTGCTGAATGTCTGACCACCGCGCGCGCCCTCGAAGAAGCACTAGCAGAGCGCCGTCGCCTGGAGCGCCAGCCGGAAGGAGGGTCCGCGCAGTGAGCAGCAGCGTCACCGTCCACGATCACCTAATGCGCCAGATAGGCTCGCCCAACGGCTGGGATCCCATGCCACCCGATCAATACATGTGTTTTCTCGATGAGGACATGAGATTGAGCGATCGCGGACAGCGGGCGCTGGCTTGGCTGCGCTGGAAGACCCTCCGCGCCAAGCGCGGGGGCCGCACGCCCTACGCTAAAGACGAGCGCGGCGAGCTGGGTCTCAAGCACCTGGCCGCCGATCTCAACTGGCCGATCTCGACTGCCAGCTATGTCTGGGATGAGCTTGCAGGCTGCGGCTTGGCACGCCGCGATGCAGAAACCGGCCGGCTCTATCTCTGCGGCAAGGTGGAGCGGAACCAGAGAGAGAAAAAAGGCGAACAGAATTTTGGCCAAAATAACTTGCCCAAACGATTACTCTCTTTTTTTCAATCACTTCCAGAAAATCAACGCGCCCAATACCTGCACGGCTACCTGCAGCTGCTGGAGTGGGGCAAGCAGGCCGAAGCCGAGGCTAGGCGCCAGGCACGAGAGGTCGCCCAGCAACTCGAGGATCGGTACCTCGCCTCCATCGGCTTTGTGGGCGAGGAATCCCGCGGCCGCCCGAAAGTGGCGCACACAGAGCCGGCGCTGCTCCAGCTTTCGCTTCTGCGACCGCCCGAGATTTTTTTTGGCCAAAATAACCAGAACGGGAATTTTGGCCAAAATGCAAATGAGGATGTGGCCAAAAATCAAAACGCGGGTGGCCAAATAAGTGCATCCTTATTCTCGTCAGAGAATACAGAGAATCAGAGAGTGAGTGGCGCCGCTCTAGCTGTGGAAAAGACCGCTCCGCCGGATCCTCCCCGGGCCCCCAGCCCGCCCGCCACCCCACTCACCCCAAACCCTTCCTGTTTAGGTAAGGGGGCAATCGAGGACCCACTCTGCGACGAGGACCCGATCGTGGATTGCGTGCAACACTTCTTTGGGCGTAAGCTGGGCAGCGGAGATCCGCTCCGAGCCAAATTCCAGCTACTCGCCGCGCAATTCGCCATCCCCGCTCGAAGCGTCTGGCGCTTCCTGGTGGAAAAGTTGGACCGCAAACGCACACAGCGCTATCCCATCCATTCCCCCGGCGCGCTGTACGACATGGTGACGGCCGACTTGCCCGGCTGGATCCGCCAGCATCCGCGCGAAGTCGAAGCGGACCGCCAACGGGCCCAACAGCAGCAGCAAGCGATCCCGCCGCCCGAGGAGGAGGCGTTCGATATAGAAGCTTTTTACGCGCAGATGCGGCGGCTGACCGCAACGGAGGGTCAACCGTGATCCTTCGGGCAGCCGATGGCCTGCTGTGCGGCGCCTGCGTGCGTCAGCGCCACAGCACGGGAGGGTTCGCGATGACGCCGCTTGCGCGCGGACTCGCCAAACTGCGGCAAGCCTTCCGCCGCCATCCTGCTCTGGCTATCCACGCGAAGCCGTTTTACGGCCGCGGCCGCGCATCGACGCGCCTGTTCTGGCGCGACTTGGCGCAGGGCGCCGGCGGAGCACTGGTGGATGCCGGCGATGCCGAATTGGCAGAAATCACTGCTGCGCTGTTAGCCGAGCTCGAACAACTGAGGGCCGAAAGCTGTCCCCCAAAGCGAGAGGAGCGAGCGCATGGGGGTTCCTGAGACGCTGCTTGCCGAGTGCCTGCGCGAAGAGCGCAAACGGCTGGGCGAACGCGAGATCCGACTCACGCTCGATCTAGACAGCGCGCTGGCGCTTGCCGGCGAATTGCACCTGGCCCTGTGCCAGGCTGGCAATCAGGGTTTTTGCGCGGACGTAGCCCGCTGTGTGATCGAAGGCCTCATCGCCCAGTTGCGCGCAGGCGGCTATGAAGCTCACGCCGCTCTCGCCGGGCTCGGGAGCGAGGGGAGGCACGTATGATCGAGGTGAGAAAGGCTGCCCTGGCCTGGGTGCGCCGGGCGCTGTGTGAGGAGCTGCGCGATCCGCCGGAGGAGCTGGCCCAGCGCGCCGAAAACCTGGTCGCCATCGCTGAGCATTACCAAGTGCCCATCGAGGCCTTGATCAAGTGGATCCATATCCGCAGCTACGGTAAGCAATGGAGCGCAGCCGAGTGGCGGCGCTGGTGCCAGCTCTTCCAGCAGGTGCACCACCGCGAAATCACGAATCCGTGAAGCTCACCCTCCTGTTGCTGGCCGCCGCGCCCTTCCTGCTCTGGCCGCTGCGCCGTGAGTTCAAAAAGATTGGGATCCGCCTCGAAAGAGCGGTATCCATCGCGCGAGAGAGACGTTTGCGGCGTCACCTTAGGCATGTGTCGCCAGTTCCCGTTCGTCCCGCACCCCCACCACGATATGCTTTCCCACTCGCTCGAGCACTTCAGCAATGCGCGGGAGTTTCGAAGCGTGATGCGGATCTAGCAGCCGCCGCACCTCTTTTTCATCAATCCCCAGCCGCGCCGCCAGTTCCACCTTATTCAAACCCTGGCTCCGGATCTCCTCCCACAACGCAGCCTTGAAGGCGGCCTGTGCCGGCACCGGAATCAGATACTGCCGTTTGCGCGGCGGAGAAGGCGGTGGGATGGGCTCGCCGGTGTTGATCCTTCCAATGATGGCTTCCTCCAACGCATCGGCGGCCTCTTCCAGTCCCTGCTCAAGGGTTTCCGCCTGCGTAATAGCCTCCGGCAGATCGGGGAACGTAATGACGAATCCGCCTTCGCGGGCGCGTTTGAAATTCGCCGGGTATTCATAGCTGCGCATGGTCCTGCTCCTTACCTCCTCATTGCGAGAACTCTTTCCAATCGATCCCGAGCTGCTTGAGCATGGCGTGCAGCGTGCCTTTCTTCAGTTCGTCTTTCGGGTTACGAAGAATCGTGCGCCGCTCGCCAAAATACAGCGTGCCGTGACTGCCTTTGCCGCGGTGCGGCACAAAGCTCACTGGGATCCCCTTTTCGCGCCCGAGCTCCTGGATTCGGCGCAGGAACTCGGAGCCTTTCATGGTTCTAGTATCGGACAAATTTGTCCGATCCGGCAAGCTACAAAAGCATGCAAATTCAGCTTTCTATTGGAAAAATAAGGACTTGCGCGAAGAGTTAAATTTCGTTCGTTTGGGGAATGGAATTTTGGCCAAAATAACTGGCCGTCAGGGCAGGGCTAAAAACGAAACCTTGCGCACCGGACAGGAAAAGCTTAGCGGGAAACCGGAGGCCGCGTCAAGCGGAAATTTTCAGGATCACCAGGAGCGCCGCCCGTACCCGGTCCCAATTTGCTCCCAGTGCATGCGCAAACCCGTAGAACCACACATAGGCCGGCGGCGCACCGGGCTTCGGTTCGGGCAGCGCGCGCACCGCACTCGAGCCGATCGCGTAGGCCAGATAGAGCAATGCGGCGCAGGCGGCCGGATCGTTGTGCAAAGACATGGCTAGGTGCCGGAGCAGGCCGTGGTCTGCGAGACCAGATTGCCGCTTGTGTCTACGCACACATAGCGGGTGCCGCTATTGGCTTTGATGGTGGGGTTTTGAATCGTGCCGGTAATCGTGGCGCCGCCGGTAATACTCAGGCCGCCGTTTTGGACGGTCAAGCCGCCGCTTTGCACCGTGACGTTGCCAGATGTGATGAGCTGACCACTGTCCCGGAACTGAAACAGATCGGTGTCGGTGCTGGCCGAGCGCTTCGCGAGGTTTAGCTGATAACCCGTGCCATCACCCACGTAGATGCGCCCTAGGACAGGGGAGGCAAAACCGGCTGCCAGATACAATGCGCTGCCGGTACTGGCGGGTAGAGCGGAGCTGCCCAAGATTTGCAACGCATTGTAGATCGCTGTGTAGCCCGCGGTGGAGCTGGTGCCCGTCGTCGGAGACGGGCCGCACACCGCATTTTGTCCGCCATCGTTATTGCCTAGGATCACTACATCTTTCACCGGGGTGCCGCCATTGAAGTTGACGGCGCAAGCATAGTTCTGGATGGTGTTGCCCGTGAGAGACAGACCTGCCAAGCCAGATCCGATATTGAAGGCGGTCTGCGTCTGCGCCGCGTTCAAAGCCACGTAGTTGCCGCTGATCTGCCAGCCGCCCCCAAAGACATTCACCACGTTAAACGCGCTAGTCGTCGCCACATCCCCAATCCAGTTAGCCGCGAACACACAGCCGGTGCAGCTCGTTGTGCTGTTGAAGGCGATCACCGAACCCGTACCGGCAGCCAGCTCAAACGTGTTGCTGGTGATCTGCCAGCCCTGCGTAGGGCCAAAGATATCGGCCAGGGTGTAGGAGCTGTGCAGGAATTGATTGCCCCGGACGAGACTGGCATTGGCGTAATCCGTGTTCCCATTGATCGCCCCTTGAATCGCATAGATGTAGTTGCCAAAGGCGTTTCGTTCAATGGTCCCTTCAATGGTGTCTTGGGCGTTGATCACCGCCGCATACTGCGCCGAACCGGAGGCATAAAACGAATCATGATCGATCTGCCAAAAGGCTGAGTCACAGCCCCCGCCTCCGCAGCCGGTGCCCGTGTGGCTCAGGTCGATGCCATAGCCGTGGAAGCCGCTATTGTTCACCACAAGCTGCACCCCGCTCAGACGAAACGCCGAAGAAGAACGGGCCGAGATGGGCGTGGCCGTGCCCGTGTATTGGAGCTGTACGGCTGCCTGAGCCCCACCGGTCAGACCGCCGGCGCCGACAATTGTGCAGCCCACCGTTTGATCGGCATTGATGGGCGTCGCAAAGCTGTATACTCCTGCCGGAATGACGATCGTGCCGCAGCGTGTGCCGAGCGCAGAGATGGCAGCATTGATCTGAGCGCCCAGATCGGCGCCCGCAAAATCGAGCGCGCTCACCGTATCTCCCAGTTTGCTTGCTATCGAGCGGTTCACCGTGCTGGCGCCGCCGCGGTTGTAGTTGAGCTCAGACTGTAATACGAACCCCTGGGCATCCAGACAGGCCATGCCGAGCGGGCTGCATTTGAGCTGGCTGAGCGCCAGCCCGTTGTTCTGCACATTATCCTGCGTCCACTGCACCACGCCCAGCGCGTTTTCCACCACGATCTTATAAGCGGACGGGCCCAGCCAGATCGAGGCATAGCCGCCCGCATCGAGCACGATGGGATTGGGATTCTGCACGCTGCCGCTGGCATCGGTATAGGTCGCCAGAGGATTGCCCGGACAGGCGCTGCCTGCCACGCAAGTGTAGACGAGCCCGCCGGCGAGCGGCACGCCGCTCGCGTCCAGAAACTGCTGTTTGGGGATGGGCATCGGCGCCGCATTTTGGGCGCACACGATCACCGTGCCAGCGCATAGCAGCGCCAGCGCACTAAGAAGGCGTTTCATGACGTTTTCCTTATTGCGAAAGTGAAAGGAAGCTTTCTTTATCTCTGCGGCAAGGTGGAGCGGAACCAGAGAGAAAAAAAGGCGAACAGAATTTTGGCCAAAATAACTTGCCCAAACGATTACTCTCTTTTTTTCAATCACTTCCAGAAAATCAACGCGCCCAGTGCGCGCGCGGCTGCTTTTCTCTGCGCAACGGAGTACCATTACACCCTATCTCCGCCGGGCTATCGACACCGGGTCTGATGCCGCGGTATGTTTGTGGCGTGATGCGACGCGCCTGGCTGCTTTTGAGCCTGCTGTGGATGGCTCTCGCGTTTTTGGGTTTTAGCGTGGGCTCCGGCATCCAGAGCGATGTCGACCGTCTGGTGCCGTTTCTGCCTCTGCTCGCCGGCTTGCTGATCCGTATGGCTTGCCGCTATATCACACACGGCGATGATCGAAAGGCTCTGGCTTCTGACATTCGCGGCGGCCATCGTTAGTGCGCTGTTGTATCCGCCGCAGCCGGGTGGCGGACCGCGTTCTATTCTGTGGCTCGTGCTCATAGGCTGCCATGCCTGCCTGACTCTCGCCTGGTGGGTGCAGCGGATTTTCCGTCTGCTTTCGCCACTCTACTACTGGCTAGAAAGCCTCGCCGTCCCGTTTTATTTCCGCAAACGCTACGGCATCACGGTGCAGGCGCGGCCGCGGTTCACTGCGAGGCGATCTCGGTAGCCTTAGCTTTTCCGGCGGCTTGGCCGAGCAGGCTGAGAATCGTCTGATTGTCGCCCACACTCGCCGCCCACTGCAACAGCTTGAGTTTCGCCGGCGCCATATGCTCGAGAGCGCCGTTTTCGGCAGCGTTCTTGAGCGTTTGCACCACCGGAGCTGACAGCTTCGGCCAGACCGCGGCTCCGACAGCTCCGCCCAGTCCTGCCCCGACCCAACCGGCTCCCGGAATGCCGGTGGCGTGTCCTGCCGCTTCGCCGATGGCTCCGCCCAGCACCAGGCCCGTCTGCCTGCTGGCGGCTTTCTCCGAGGCCTGCTCGAGCCCGGAGGGCACCAGGCCGCGACCCTTATTCACGTTCTCCTGCGCGATCTCCAGCAGATTCTTGTAGGTGGCGTAATCGCGGTTGAGCGGCGTGGTTTCGGGCGCGATAAAGTCCATGGCGCGACGGTAGGCATTGCCGATGCCGCGGAACAGATTCCGATCCTCCGGCGGATCGCTGAAACTGGTTTTGCCATTGGCGCCATCGCGCAGATAACGCAATTGGTCGAAGGTCAATTGGCCGTCGTTCTGCGCCGCCAGGCGCCGCACGAACTCGATTTCGTCGTTGAGCTGGCGGAAGTATTTCTCGTTGGCGGGCGACACCAGCGGCTGGCTCGTCACTTGCGTGTGCAGGATCGGCTGGCCCCGCGGATCGACCAGTCCGGTAGGCACTTGCCGCATCTGCTCTTCGACGCCTTTCATATACGCCGCCTGCTGCGCCTGCAAATCCCGGATCACCACATCGGCGTCAATCGAGCGCGAGGCGATGGCGGGATCGAGCGCCTGATACTGAGCTTTGAGCGCGGCTAGCCGGTTTTGGACTGCCTCCAGCATTTCTCCGGGCGAGTTGCCCGGCATAATGCCATCGCGCGTCAGGACCGGCACCGCATCGCCGATCTCCGGCCGCTGCCCGGGCGTGGCGGCGAAGGCATCCCAGTAATTCGGAAGCGTAGGAGCTTTGGTTTTGCCCAGCTCGCGCACGGCCCGGATGCCGCTGCCGGCCAGTTCGCCCCCCGCGCCCAGTGCCCCGCCCACGATCATCGCCGTGGGATTCCCGCCCGACTGGATGCCTGCCACGCCGGCGTCGGTGGCGCCTTTGGCGGCCAGGCGCGCCAGCAGCGGCAAACCTTCCACCGCTTTGCCTGCCAGCGCATCCGGCAGCAGAAACTCCCCCGTCTGCTCGGCAAACTTGCCGATGCTCTGGCCGATCCCGTTGGTTTGCGTGACCGAAGCGCGGTACTCCGGATTGAGCTCGATGGGATGCGGCACCACCTGGTTCGCCAGATCGAGGGTGCCATACAGGGTGCTGGCCGCCCCTTTCCCTACTCCTTCGAGCACGCCGAGCGGCGCGTCAATCCACTGATTGCCGGTACGATAGTTCAGCGCCCGCTGCACAGGGCCCGGGGGCGCCCCGTATTTCTGCTTGAAATCGCTGACCACGTTGCGGATATAGTCGTCGCTCTCGCCGTTGGCTTGCATCTGCTGAATGATGCCGTCCAGTTTCTGCTGCGCCGCGGGCGCCAGCGTGTAGAGCGAGACATCGGCCGGCTGCGCCGGAGGGGAAGCTGGTTGATCTGGCATGGCTAGTAGTGGTACTTTTTACGCGCGGCCTGCGCATCGAATGGCTGGCTGTTGGGGCCGCCCCCAAAACGCGTCAGCGGCTGAATGCCGTACTTAGCGAACACGGCTCTGGCGGTGGGCAGCACCGGAGACCACGGGTCGCCGGGCGCCAGCGCCTGATAGCGCTCGTCGTAAGTGTTTAATTTCGCCCCGAGCACATGCAATTGCGATTTGGCATAATCGGCGATCTGCTGGGGTGAGCCGTTCTGCGGCATGGCCGCGCGCACGGCCGCGATCTCCGGATCCGTGGCGTCGCCTTTGAGCGCGTTGGCGGTTTCTCCCGCCACCGCATTGGCGATCCCCTGTGCCGTGGTGGGTGCGCCTGCGCCGAAGGTGGCCTTGAAGTTGTTCCACACTTGGTTGCCCGGCCGGAAGGTGCCGTTCTGTAGCGCTTTTAGGGCTTCGACGTACTGGTCGATGTGGGCCACAGCCGTATTCAGCGCGCCGATGTTGCGCCCGTCTTTGCTGTTGCCCGTGAAAGCGCTGCGCAATTGCGCCCGCTGCACCGACCAGCCCGGATCGTACTGCGTCACCGCTTCCATCAACTGGCGCCCGGCGCCTGAAGCGGCGGCGCGGCCGGTTAATGGCAGCTCTCTCCCTTCAGCGATGGCTTTTACGCGCAACTGCATCCCGGGAGGCAGCGTTTTTAAAAAATCTTCGCCCGTCAGACTCAAGCCGGAGAGGGGTTTCCCATCCGGCCCCAGTCCGGCGTTGTACTGCTCCACCCCCAGTCGCTGGCGGTTCGTATTCGCATTCTGTTGCTCGATCGCGTTGCGCTGCCCAGAAAGCGCTTCTTCTGCCACGTTGTGGCGCTCGGTTTCGCCTGCCGTCTGCTGCTCGACGGGCGTTTCCCCCAGCGCGCGCAGCGCCCGGATGGACTCGACCGGATCGTACCGGCTCACCGGAACCGCGCGCAGAATTGCCACCGCGGTTTGCGGATCGAGCTGGCTGATGCGCTGCACATACTCCTGGGCGTCTCGAGGCGGCGCGGCAGCCAGCTGGGCCACGGCGTTTTGGAGTACCTGGAATTGCGCCTGCGCGGCCGCGCCCGGAAGTTTGGCTCGGTTCAGCTGCGCCTGTGTTTGCGCCTGCTCGGCCCGCGCCTGCTGTTGCTCGGAGAGCGTCCATTTTTCCAGGTTCAGTTGGGCGGCCGCGGTCTTTACGCCCTCCGGACCCGGATAGGCGTAGCGAGCGGCATCCTGCGGCTGGATCAGACCCCTCGCAACCGCTTGCCCGACCGCGTTGTCCCAGGCCTGCTGCTGTTTCACCGGATCGCTTTCCGCGGCCACGGGCGCCAGCAGCGATTGCAGCTGATCGTTGCGCGTCTGCGCATTGGCGAGTGTGTCTTTATCGAGCGCCGCGGCTTTCGTCTTCTGATCGAGCAGCGTGGTCCTCAATTGAAAGAGCGCACCCGGCGAAGCGCCGCGTGCGGCGGCGAGTGCCAGCATCCGGTCTGGATCGCCGTTGGCGTCGACAAACGCCTGGCGCAGCGTCTGCTGATCCTGGAGCGCGATCTGCCGCTGCCGGTTCTCCATCGTCGCGGCTTCGATCTGCTGCTGCTGCCATTGGTCTTGATTTGCTAGGTTGCGCAACTGGGCATATTGCACATAGGCCTCGAGCGGAGAGGCGATGCGCACCGGCTGCGTGCCCAGCAACACATTCGGGTCTAAAGCCATCTCATCTATCCCAGATTCGCCAGATTGGTGTAGTCGTAAGAGGGCGGCTGGCCGCCATACAGCCACTCACTGCTGTTGCCCGACAGCAGGCCTGCCGGGCCCCACAGATCGGCGGGATTGGTGCCCACATCGTAGCCCGAGCGGTTCTGCGCCTGGACGAGCTGGTTGAGGATCGGATACTGCAGGGCGAGATTGCCGATATTCGACAGCGCGCCGTTCCAAGCATTTGCCACGCCCACCGTGCCCGCGGCCTGCGCGCTAGCGCCCTGCGTGAGATAGTTGCCCTGCAGATTGGCGCCCTGGAGCGCTGCATTGGTGTTACTATACGCCGCGCTCGTGCCCGCATTGGTTAGCAGCGCATTGGCGTTCTCGCCCAGGCCTGCCAGGCCCATCAGATTGGCGTAATTGGCCTGGCGTGTGTTCAGGAACTGGTTATAGGCGTTCTGATACGCGTTCGTAGTGTAGTTGGTCGCATACTGCGCCGCCGCTTTTAAAGCACCTCCCGAGACCAGACCGCCCGCTGCGGCTTCGGCGCGTTCCAGAGCCTGCTGGCCTTGCTCGAGATTGAACTGGTAGCCCGGATCGAGCGCCATCACCTCGGCGGCCGTCGGCGTCGAGTTGAAGGCCCCGCCGGGCGCAGCAGCCTGCAGTAAATACGGCAGGGCCGTGGTGCCGGCCGATTGATAGGGGGCCGCATAGGACTGCGCGTTCTGGTAGACGCCTTTGGTGAAATCGAGCGCGTTCTGCTGGCCTTGTGCCGCGAGGTTCGCCGCATATTCGGCGGCCTGGGCTTCCGTCTGCGCTGCGCTCTTGATCGCCGAAGCCTGTTTCCCCGCACCGATCAGCGAGCCGATGCTGCTGATGCCGGCGCCCAGTAGCATGGATGCCATATCAAGTTTCCTTTGGTCTGCTCTTTGAGAAAATGATCAGATCATGTAACTGGCCGTCGCGCTGGTAGCAACGCGCCAGCCGGCCCGCCTCCTGCATCCCGAGCCGGCGCGCATAGGCGAGCGCCAGGCGGTTATCCGTGGGAGTCAGGCCGAAGGCTCGCTCGGCGCGCGTATGGGCCCACAGCCAGGCCTCAAACGCACGCCCGATCTCGAGCGCGCGCGGTCCCCAGGCCTCAGGCAGCAGGGCGTGATGCACTTCCCACAGTAGCGGGTTGATCGGATGCGTGATACATACGCCGAGCAGCGCCCCGCCCTCCCGCGCGAGCAGATAGCAGATCTGCTCGTTCTCCATGGGCCAGAACCACTCCGCCGGCGGGTAGAAATCGTCACCCAACCAGCGATAGAGCCGCCGATGGCGCATGATCGCCGCCACTTGGGCATAATCGAAGGTGCGCTCCAGCGTGATCATTTCCAGGCCGGCACGTATACCGTCGAGCCATCGGCGGCCGTCAGCTTGAGCCAGGTGTAGGGCGCCCCGAGCGTGACCGCCGGGCAATTGGCGCCCAGCGCCGCCGCACCCGAGCCGGTCGCATTCTGGCTCATCTTGACGGGATTCGAAAAGGTCACCGTACCCGAAAAGGTGCCACTGCCGGAGACGGTCTGCCCGTTCAGATTCAGGCCCGAATTGAGCGTCGCGCCGCCGCTAAAAGTCACAGCGCAGCCCGAAAGAAACGTCCAGGCGCCGTTATCTTGCACCTGCACGTAATCGGTAATGGCTCCGCCCTGGTTCTTGCCGATGCGCAGCTGCCAGCCCGTGCCGTCCGTGCCGAACAGCAGCCGCCCGGATACGGGCGAACCGGGATTGGCTTGCCACTGTAAGGTGCCCGTAGAGCCGGCATTGCCGGAGCCCGCCAGCGTCGTGCCCGCGAAATTCACCTGCCCGGAGAACAGGCCGCTGCCGGAAACCGACAGGCCGCCCTGGACCTGCAGTTTATAAGCGCTGCCGGCATCCGAGGTGGTGCCGAGCAGCAGATTGCCGCTGGTGGTGATCCGCCCGCGCTCGAGACCTGCTGTGTAAAAGCGGATCTGGGAGTTATCGCTGGCGCCGTAGCCATTTAAGTCAATCGCCGCTTTGGTGTTTAAATCCGTGCCTCCGCCAGCCGACAGCCGCAGGAATCCGTAGTCGGAGGTAGCGCTGCCGTCACTGTGAATTTCCCCGGCGACCAGCGCCACACTCAAGGCCGGCATGGTATCGCTGGCGGTACCCGTGAGGATGGTCAGCGGATTCGTGCCGGAGAACGTCTGGGCACCCGAAAACGTGTTGGCCGCCGTCAGGCTGGCCCCGCCCAGATTGGCCAGTGCGGCCGCAGGCGTGGCGGCGCCAGTACCCCCGCGCGCCAGCGCCAGCGTGCCCGACCAGCCCAGCGTGAAGCTGCCTCCGGACACCGCACCCGTGACGTTGGTATCGTTGACGACCGAGAGCGCCGGTTGTTTGGCATTGAACGTGGCCCAGTCGCCTTTGGATAAATAGCCATCCTGCGCCGCCGAAGCCTGCTGCACCTGGATTGTAGTGCCCGGCCCGAGCACCGCCCCTATGCCTCCGCCGATCAGCAACACATCGCTAGTGGCTTCGCTGAGGTTGCCCGTGTTAGCGGTGGCGGCACTGCCCAGGCCCAGATTCGCCCGCGCCGCTGCGGCATTGGCCACATCGGCCAGATTGGCGCCTTTTTGCAGACTGGCCGCCTGCGCGGCCGCCGCGGCCCCAGCCGGATCAAAATCGGTGGCCGCATGAGTGGCGGCGCTGCCCAAGCCCAGATTCGCCCGCGCCGTCACCACGCTGGTCACATCGCTCAGATTGTTGGCTGCCTGCAAGGCGCCCGCGCTCGTGTCCTGCGCCGCGGCCGCCTGCTGCGCCACCGCCAGCAATTGCTGCAGAAAGATAATGCCGTCGCGCGTCAGACGCCCATCGGGACCGATCAGTATCTGCTGCGCCGCGGCCGGCGTCAGCCTGACATCCATACCTAGCGCGCCTCCGGTTCGATATCCAGTTCGGCCGAGATCAAAGCGACAAACACCGGCTCGGCGCACTCCACTTCAAATACCCGATTGAAGGAGCTGCCCAGATGCGGCCAGCGCAAGATGGTCTGATATTGACCGAGCGGGCCCAGCGAGCGCGACACATCGCTAGAGAAGGTTTTCCCGCCATCATTCGACCAGCGCAGCACCAGCTGCGGATCGGAGCCGGGCACCAGGCCGCCATCCAGGCCTACGCCCGTCTCGGCCAGAACCCGCAATTCGCGGAAGAACAGCCGCCGGCCGCCGTGGGCCAGCGCGGGCGCGCGTCGCAAGCGCCGGATGGGTGCGCCATTGTCCGTCGCATACCGCATCGACTGAATGTACACATTCCCTGAAGCATAGTCGCCTACCAGGTGCTCGCCGAATGCGAAACAGTGCGTGCGCGCCAGATCGGCATAGGCCAGTCCCTGCTGCGCATTCCACCAGCTCCGCTCGTGCCACAAGCCCGTGGCGATGTCGTAGACCCAGGTGGCGCCTCTTCCGCTATGGGCGCTCGGAAAATCCAGCCGGTAGAAAGTGTGTCCGTTCTCCTGATAGCAGTAGGCGGTCGCGTCAGAGAGGGTAGGGTACTGCGAGACTTGGCTTTCGAAAGCGTGCGTGGAGACGCGCAGCGGCGTATAGCCGTTGGCGCGCCAGACGATGGCAGCCCCGTCACGGTTCTGGCCCAGCCACAGGATCGTGTTGTCGATGTTCACCACCGAATCGATCGCGGCACAGCCCTGTTCGAAAAACGCCCCTTCTAGTCGTGAAAAGGGAAAATTCGCGTTGCCCGAATCGTAGTACACCTCCCCGTGCGTGTTGGCCAGCAGCCACAGCTGCCGGTGATCGGCCAGGAGAGTGACGACGTCCCCCGCTTCGCCTTCTGCGGTGCCGAAATCGAGCGCATCCCACTGCGTGCCATCGTTTAAGGCAGAAATGGCGAAGCTCTGCGAATGAGGCTCCAAGACGATGAAATAGCCGTCAATAAAAGCGGCTTTCGTGGCGCCCACAGGAAATCCTGCAGCGGTAATGGGAGCCAGCGTGCTGGCGGCCAGATCGAAGATATAGCCACCGGCCGGCGCCAGGATCAGAATCTGAGTCTGTGAGGCGCAGAGCTGTACGCGCCCGCTGCCCAGATAGCCGCTGTAAGCCGTGTAGTTGCCCCCGGCCAGAAGCTCGAAGAACTGGCCGCCCGCCGCGGCAAAGGCGCGGCCATTGATGGCGCACAAGGCCTGCACGCTCGGCGCGGGCAGGCTGCAAAACAGCGACAGGCCGGGCCGGGAGAGCAGAATACGATCGCTTTTGGTGCGCCCCGTCGGCGAGTCGATGCGCTCTACATAGAAGTTCACCGCGCGCTCGGCATCGGCCTGCAGCGAGAGCGCCGAGCCCGAGCCGCCGATAAAACCCTCAAACCGCATCTAAGCCGGACCGCCCGAGTAGTAATTGAAGCCGCCGGGCGAGCTGCCGCGCGTGCCGTAATCCAGGCTTGCGGTGCGCGGCGAGCGCGACTGATAGGCCTCCACTGCCGCCCGGGCCCGGCGCAGCCGCTCAGTCAGCGCCGGCGTCAGCGGCCTCCCATAGCTCTGGCACAGCTTCTCAATCAGCTCGGCCAGCAGCAGCTCTGCATACCCGGGAGGAGCTTGGAAGCTGGCCTTAAAATTCAGATTGCCGCTGGCATCGAGCGGGATCTGCCCCAGCGCGGTCCACATCTCCAGACGCAGGCCGTAAGCATAGGCCGGCACCGGCCACAGATACAAAGATCCGTTTGGCCAGTCCGGCTCATAATAGACATCGGTCGGTACATTGCTAGAGAGCGATTTCACATGCTGATCCGCCCACCAGGCGCGATCGCGCAGATGTAAGCGCACATCCACGTTGGGCGTGACATCGTTTAAGATCAGCGCGGCCGATTCGATGCGCACCGGCCGCGGCGCTGCCAGCGGCGTGGCCAGATCAGGGCTTTGCAAGTTGGGCCCGATCAGGTGCGGGGCGTGATTCGGGGTGAGCGTATATTGCGTAAATTGGGTGGTATAGGCATAGCGCCGCAGCGCTGCCTGCTGATCCAGGATGCGGTTGAGCCGCCGCGCCGCCAGCTCGAAATCGGCCGCCGGAATCGCTTCGACACTGGAATAGACGCCGGCGTCGATCAGCGCATCGGTGATCAGATCGCCCCAGGTGGACACTTACTTCTTCCGTCTGGCTTGTGCTTCGACAAGCGGCAGCCCGGCCACGTTTTCTTCCTCCAGCTCGCTGTGCTCGCACGGCGAAGGCTCTCGTCTAAAGCCAGCTTTGAGCGCTTCGGCGAGCTCTTTCTCGTTGCGCACGGCGCGATGCATGCGCTGCTCGTGGTGATATACCAGGCGCGGAAACTCCTCATATACATAAGGCTTTTGCGGCGGATCGTTCAGGTCGAACTCTTGCGTCTCGGCCTGGCGCGCGTGATCGTGCGAGCGAACCAGCTCGCGCATGCGCTCGATTTCTTCCAGGGTCAGATGTACATCCATATGTCTTGCGAAGCCGAAGAGCGCCCGATGCGCTTCGGCGCGTTGCTCCTTTGATAAGTGGTGCCGCGTGCGATAGCTGGCGGCTTCATAAAGAGGCATGGCTTATCGCGACTCTGGGCAAAGCCGGAGGTCCAAACCAAGTCTTGCAGCCAGGGCGCGCCCTCGGAAAAAGAGGGCGCGCCCGAAGCTGGTTACTGAGTGCTGGGGTAGAATTTCTGGGTCTGAGGATCGTAGGTGAAGGTGTAGGAACGGCCTACTACCACGGTGCCGGAGGCTACTGCGATATTGCCGCCCGTGCCCCAGGAGAAGACCCCGTCGGCGATGATCGTGAACGAACCGCCGCCTTTCGGATCGAATCCGACCGGCAGGTTGATGGTCGAGATCGCCGCCGTGCCCGTGACATGAAACAGAGGCCCGCTGGGGGTGATGGCAGAAGCGGAAGCCACCGCAGAGGTGGGCAGAGCCGGATCGGCTGTATTGCCAAAGCCGGGCGCCACTTTATTCAGCACGCTCGAACACAGCCACTGGTTGCCGTTGGCGATATTCACCACCGGGGCGTATTGAAACAGCCCTTGGCCGGGGCTGCAGGCACCGCTCGGGTCATAGGCGATGAACGCCTGGGGCGGCCCTGCCAGCACACCTGCGCCGGCAATGTGCGCGAAGGCCTTGGTGCCGGCAGCCCCGCGCGGACCTACCGTCACCGTGTTGCCGTTCACCGCATACACCGCCATGAGCTCGTTATCGATGAACAGATCGGTCGCATTCGGCGTGATGCCGGCGGTCGAAGCCAGCTTGAAGCTGGTCTGCGATGCGTTAATCGCAGAGACCAGCGTGGTCTGCGTCAGCGCGGTTTGCGCCGCTGCAGTCAGAGAAAGCGCCAGCACCGCGGCGCCGGAAAGGAAGAGTTTTTCGAATCGCTTCATCGTGTTTCTCCTTGATCTGAGTTAGGCGCCTAAGACCGCCACCGCGCCGTTGGCTTGATACAGATTGCCAAAGCCGATGAGCGAATCCATGCGGTTGATCTGCATCGATCGCACCGGATCCCAGGCCACCACTTTCCTCACGGCAATGCCGGTGTCGGGATCCTGCGCCTGTCCGGATTGCTCCACCGCTTTCGGTACATACAGGCGCGCTCCCACCAGCGCAAAGGCGAAACGCGACAGCGCCAAGCCCACGGTGCCGGTTTTGCCGTTGGGTGAGGCGGTCCCTGGCCAGAGCGTGATCGCCGCGCCGTTGGCCGGCAAGCTGTCCACGTTCTGATACTGGCTGCCGGGTCCGTAAATCGCAGGCAAGATGTTGATGGTGTCGTTGCCGCCCGTGAGCGTCACCGTCTGCGTAATCGTGAACGTGCGCGGTGTCAGCGGGCCGGCGCTGCGCCGCGTCATCGGATTGACCCGGTTTACACCGGCGATGGCGATCTTATCGCCTTGATTCAGCACATCGCCGGGCGAGCCGGTCACCACGAGCGATGTGCCGCTCTGGTTGGCGCCGGTGACCGTCAGCGTAGCCGCAATCGAGCCCGCAGTATGGCTCCACAGCGAGTTGGACTCGTAGAAATCGAAGCCCGCCAGCCTGCCGATCGCGCCTTCCTTCCACATTTTGGTGATTTCATCGGGCGGATTGAACAGATTGGTGATGTTAGCACCGAGCGAGGCCATCATCGAGGTCGATATCTGCATACAGCGCTTGCCGGGCGGGCAGGCCTCCTGCTTGAGGATCTGCCGCGCCGTATAGTAGGTGGCCACGGATGTGGGATCGGTGCCCAGCACACCGGCGATGTTACTCGCGTTCTGATAGGCGAACTTGGCGGCACGCGAGTCAAATTCCTGCGCTAAGGCCGCCGCAGCGGGCTGCCAGTAGTTCTCTCGCAGCTCTTCTTCTGAGCGCTCGAGTTTCACAGCGCGCTCATAATCATCCCACTCGAAAGCCACCTGAATCCATTGATCCAGGCTAATGGTGGTCGACACACGGTTGATGCCCTGCGGCTGATAGCCCATGCCGTCAGCCGTGGTGAAGCGCTGCGGGAATTTGACCGTAATCGACGAACCGGGCGCGAATTCCTTGTCAAAATCGCGCTCCCACTCGCGGTTGAAATATTCGGCGATCTCCAGCTGGTTGAGCAGGAGACGTAGGATCTCCATCGAGACCCAGTTAGTGTTTAAAAATTGATTTGCCATGTACCTTTATGCGTTAGCGTCCTTGATGCCGCGCGAGATCGCGCCGGTTCGCCGCTTGGCGAAAGGCCGCGAAATCGTTGCGGGTTACGGCGCTCTCGATCTCATCAGGCGGAGCAGCCGCCCGGCCGCTCACTTCCTTGGGAGGAGGAGGCGCCTGGGTCACTTTTTTAGCAGCAGGTTTTTCGGCTTCCGGCGCCACGGCGCTTTTGGCCAGCTCTTCGGCCACCAGCCGCTCGAGTAGCACCGCTTTGCGGATGGCCTGGCCTGGATTCGTTTTCGCCAGCGCCACAAACTCTTGAAAGTCTTCCGGCTGCGAGCCCATCACGTAGAGCAGATCGGCGATCACCGGCGAATCGTTGACGATGGCTTTGATCACCGGCGGGATGGCTCGATCCTCAAAGATCTCTTTGGCCGCGCGGGCAATCGTCGAGACCGCAGTCTCGCCGTAGCGCGTTTTGGCGGCGTTCAGCTTCTCTTGCGTGGCACGCTGCGCTTCGAGTTCCCGCTGGCGCTGCTCGTATTCGCGCAGCTTCTGCTGGGCGCGATAGTCAGCCAGCTCCTCAAAATACTTCTCGCGCGCTTCCTCATATTTTTCATACGAGTCGAAGTCTTCGAGTTTCGGTCGCTTGGGTGGCTCGGGCTCCTGGGCGGTTTCCCGAGCCGGCTGCGCTTCCATCTGGCGCTTGAAAGTCTTCAGCTCAGCCGGCGTCAGCCCGGCGCGCTTTAGATCCTCAAGCAGCTCCTGCAGGCGCGTCTCTGCGTTCGAGCGCGGCCTGGCCTTCTTCTCCTGCTGCTGTCCGCCTCGCTCCGCAGCGGGCGCGGTATCGGATTCAGATTTTTCCGAAGGGGCCGATTCCTTCGCTTCCGGCTGGGCGGGCGCCCTGGCGGGCAGTTTGCCCGTCTGGCGCCACTCCGCGTAGGCCTCGGCCTCACGCGGCACAGTGATGGGGGTGCCCGCAGATGACGACTCCGCGGTTTTCGGTGCGTCTGATGGTGTGTCCATGGTTCTCCGTGGCAATGCGCGATACGCTCGCGCGGGCGCGCTTACTGCTGAACTGGCGGCGGCTGGGCCGCCGGCGGAGCCGACGCCCGAGTGGCGGGCGCCGCCTCGCTCTCAGCGCCCGGATCCGGCATCAACGAGAGGATCCGGTCGATCTGCTCGATATCTTTCTCAAAGGCCAGCATCGCCTCCTGGCTCTTGGCTTTTAAGGCCGCCTCCAAGATGCCGGCTTTGGCGTTGATCAGCGCAATGCGCTCCTTCATGGCCAGCTCCGGCAGTTTCGCTTCCAGCCGGCCCGCGAGCTGATTCAGGGCGCCAGTGAGCTGCTGGATCATCTGGTGCGCCTGATTGAGCTGCGCCTGCGCCGCCGGCGGCATCGCTTGCGGCTCGGGCGGCGAGATGATCTCGGCCATCTCATCGCCTTTGGGACCCAGGTTGCGCATCTGAATGGCCAGCGCCAACAGCTTCGCCTGCGCCGGCGGCGGAATCGGCAGCATGCCTAACTTGCTGACCAGCAAATCGAGAAACTCGGCCGCCGCCTCTCTCTGCGACTGATAACTCGGCCCAGTGGCCACTGTTACATCGTGATCGGCGGTTGCGGCCACCGGATAGTGCGCGGGCGCGTTCGTGCGCGGATCCAGATACGGCTCAGGCGTGTTGATCGTGATCAGGCGCCGCGATTCATCGGGCTGATGCAGCGCGATTTCGCGTTCGGTGTCATAGACTACCGGGATCCAGGACTCAATCACGCGCCCGGCATAGGCTAAGGCGCGATCAAAGGCATCCACAAAATGAAAACTGCCGATCTCCTGCTGCGTCTGAATGCGCTCGAGCGCCACGCCCGACTTTTCGTTGTTCCGCTGCGCCGCCGTGGGCAGCGGCGATATCCCCATAGCCGCCTGAATGGCGCGCCGGCAGGAGTCTTTGGCGATCTCGTAAGCCGCAAAGTTCGGCGTAAACGGTTCGCGCCGCGGCAGCGGCAGAATCTGCCCGGTGGCCGCATCCACGATAGGATCGGCCTGCAAATAGGCATGCGGGATCTTCGTCGCCGTCTCCCAGGCCTCGGCGTCCGATTCAAACTGCCCTTTGTAGCCGACATATGGCACTTTGGGCGACAGCCCGGCCTCTTCCATCTGCTGGGAGCACAGATAGGCCAGCGACATCTGCGGATCGCGCGCTAGACGCACTAAAGAAAACAGCTTGCGCTTGGGTGTGCCGCCTTCCATTACATAGCGCTGCAGCCCGATAAAGGGTACGATCGGGATCAGCCTGCCCGGCTGCTCCGTGGTCTCGAGAATTTCGATCCCGTTGGTCACATACTGCACCAGGCGTTTGCGCTCCACCATGCGCACTCGCACCGGCGTTTCCCCTTCCCGGAGCGAACTGCTCACCGTCCCATCTGCCCACTGGTAGAGTCTGCCGGAGGTAGTTTCGATTTTCCAGTACTCGGCGACCAGCACCGTGCGATCCGAGAGCCAGTCCTTGGCTACACGCAGATCTTCGGCGGAGAAATCGCGCACCTGCGCCTGCGGAAAGCGCCGCAGAAACTCATCTTTGGCCAGAGGATCTAGCACAAAGCAGTACTGCGCGTCCGACCAGTCGGCTTCCTTGCAGTCAGGATCGAACAGGACCGCATCGGGATTCGGAATGTTGCGGATCACAATCTCCTGGTCAAAGGAATCGTCCGAGACGTAACGCCGCGAGATCCGTGCAAAGCCGTAGCTGCCTTCCACCATGTTCTGAAACGCCGTCAGATACACCGATTGCGCCTGCGAGCGGTATTCAATGGAGCGGATTAAGCCCTGCCGCAATGCCGCGGTCTTCTCGCTCGCGCCCCCTCCCGCCGGCTCGATCTGGATGGCGCGCGGGTTCTGCCGCAGATTGTTGACGCAGGCGTTCACATACTGGCCCAGCTCATCGTGATTGATGCAGGGCCGTCCGGCGTCCTGCCGCGCCCGCCGGTCCGCTTCTTCCCAGGGATCGCCGCAGATATATCTGAGATCGGTGGCCCGCTCTTCGCGCGCCTCGCGCCACATGTCGCTGGCATAGCGATAGCGCTCGCGGATCTCTTCTAGGAGCGCGGCGTCGCGTCGGTTTTCAGGCATTTATACGCACTCCGGGCAGACCTCGGCGTGATGTTCCGCGTCGTAGCGCCAGCCCGCTTCCCGCGCCGCTTTCACGCAATCGTCGCTGAAAAAACCGTGAAACACGGCAGCTCGCGTGCAGTGCGCGCACACGACTTTGAGCGCTTTCCGAGCCGTGGCCGCCGCCACGACCTCGTTCGCTTCGGCGAGTAAGTCGCTACTGGCTTTCTCTTCCGCCGCCTGCGTGCGGATTTCCGGCGGCCGATAGGGCGTGAGTGTACCGTTTGGCTCGATTACGGGCAACTGCTTGCGCGCCGCCAACTCCTGCATCTCGGCCAGATAGACATCGAGCGGTTTGGCCGGAAAGCGCAGATTGGGCTGTATGGCTTCATACATCGCCACCCGCTCAGAGGGCTCGCAGGCGTTCAATAAGTCGCGCAAATGTGCGTGATCGCGTACCAAATAGGCGAGCTGCATCAGCGTGCCGCGCTCCTCCAAGCTGCCTAAGCCGTTGGCGCGCAGCAGGCGGTTGATGCGGTTGCGCTCGATCTTCGACCGGGGCACTTACTCCTCTTCCTCTTCCTCCTCCTCGGGCGCCGCGGCAGCCGAATCGGGCGAATGTGGCTTCAGCCCGAGATGCTGCCCGATATGCTCAAGCAGCTCTTTGTGCTCACCCCGGCCGAAGACATGTTCCTCAGGCGCTCGAGCCGCCTCCTCAAAGCCTCCGGCCAGCCCGCGCCGGTAGCGCAGGTTCGCTTCAAAGTGGTGGCGCACCAGGTGGCCGCCATTGTCGGCCGGCTCAATCTCCATGCGCCGCAAACGCTTTTTTTCCGCCATTTACCGTGCTCCTGACAAAATTCGATTGGCCTTGGCGCGGATCTGGGCCGCCTGCGAGGCCGATAACTTGCCGCGCTTTTCCATCTGCGTGGCGCGCGCTTTGGCGTTGGCCGCATGCGCTCGATCCGGCATCGGATACTTTCTTTCGGCCGGCAGGCCGAAGAGCGAGGGAGGCAGCGCCTTGCGCCGCGCCGCTTTAAGGGTTGCCATCTGTTTAACTCCAGGGACTGACTTGACTGGCTAACTTTCTGTGCCGCTGCTCTTTCTGGCGCTCGGGCTCGCGCAGCGCCACCGCCGCATAGCGGAAGGCGTCGGCTGCGTGCGAGGCCTCATCGTGCAGAGGCGTGCGTGAGAACTGATTCGTGACCGGATCCACCGCGTAGCGGTAGCGCCGCAACGCCTGCAAACCGTCGGCACATCGCTCTTCATCGAACCAGCACACTGCCATCAGTGTGCGCGCCGCGTTCAATCCGTTCGCTAAGCCAATCTCGGGCACCAGCTTCACCGCGCAGCCAGCTGCCCGCATCAGCTCTTCAATCGATTTGCCGGTGCCCAATTGCTTGGCGCGCGCATCGTGCGGCAGATGGTGTGCGCCGTAGACGTAGCCGCGCTTCTGCAGCTCGGCCAAATAGTGCGGCAGCGCCTGGCAGCGCGCCTGATAGAAGTCGATGAAACGATGCTCAAAGGCGATCGACTGCACGAACCAGATCGCGGTGTGATCCGCATAACCGAGATCCCAAAAGGTGTGCACCGGAAAGGCCGGATGGTAAGGTACACGCGTGATCCTGCCCGCCTGCGTTGCCGCGCGCAACTCGCTTGCGAAGATCGCGCCCTCAAGCGTCTGCCGACAGTGGCCCTCATACACCGTCAAATAGGCGTCCGGATCCGTGGCGCGCAGATGCTCGATCTGTGCTCTGAGTTCCGGCGTCAGCCAGGGATTGTCGCGGTAGCTGGTCTTGACCACCACCGCGCCGGGCGGCGGAGCCAGCACAAACCGCCGATAGGTTTCATCGGTCTCCAGCTCCGGATTAAACGTCACCCAGACCTCCGAGCCGGCCTTGCGGATGGTAGGCAGCAGCAAGTCCCAGCTGCGTTTCGAGACATTGGCGGCTTCCTCCACCCAGCAGCGGTCCACCGATTCGTAACTCTTCAGATTATGCGCATCGCGCAGGCCGCTGAAGAAAAACTCCGTCCCGTTACGCCCGTAAATACGCGCCTTCTCCACCGTGTACACGCTCTCCAGACCCAGGCGCCCGATCTGCAGCTCGAGTAAGTGGTGCACGCTTTCGGCGATCGATTTCTGCACCTCCCGCGCGCATAAGACTCTGAGCGGCTTCTGCGCCCCCTCAAGCAGGAGCGCCTGGGCCACGCTCCAGCTCTTAATGCCGCCGCGGCCGCCGTAGACCACTTTGTAGGGATGCGGCTCAAACAGGAAGCGGAGTTTTGCCGGAAATTCGATCGTCACGCGTTGCCGCAGAAACGAACGTCACCTCGATCGCCAGCGGCGCTCCGTCCTGGCCCGTGACGGTCACTTGCTCTTTTGGCTTCAACCCGGCGCGATCGAGTACGTCCTTGACCGCGCGGTAGGCGGCGGCGTCCTTGTCGCTAGTGAGCAGCTGCGCCAGCCGTTCAATCGCCGGATCCACCAGTGCCGCCAGGCGCGCCTGCGCCGAACGCTGTACCTGCGGCGCGGCCCCGCCGTGATAGCGGCACACGGTGCCCCCCGGTATCGCCGGCTGCCGGCAGCGTCTGCCCGTCTGTTTCGCATGCGCGCTGCATTGGCGCTGAAGCTTCATCATGCCGCCTGCGCCAGTTTTGCTTTGGCCCGCACCACAATCGCCCGCGGCCCGACCGGTTCCGTGCGCGTCAACTCCGCCACCAGCTCGGGATGCACATGCGCCTTTAAGGCCGCCAGCGTTACGCTCGCCACCTTCAGAAATACATCCTTGCCGAGTCTTTTGTAGAGGGTGGCGAGCGGCGCAAACACGGTTTTGTTTTCCCGCGGTGACAGCGTAATTTCATATCGTTCGCCCGCAATCACCACCGCTTCGGCCGCCGGTGCCCGCTGGGCGTAGGCCCGCAGCCAGCGGGCCAGCTCCTCCTGCCGCTTCAGCTTCACTTTCCAAGGCTGCAACTCCGCCTCGAGCGCACCGTATTCATCTGCCAGGTCTCTGAACGCTGCCTCGGGCGTTTTCGTCTGTTTCTTCCTCATCCGTCACCTTTACTCGCACTTACTTTTGCGCCTGCAAGACCTTCACATCGGCTTCGGTCTTGGCGATTCTCTCTACCAGATCGAGCTTCAACTGCAAGATCGCCTCGCGGATGTTCTTCGTCAACCAGGCGTTCAGCGCGGCGATCACGAGCGAGGCCAGAAGCAGGCCGGTTTGCGGCGTCATGCGTACCGCCGTCCCCGCACAGGTCTAGGGCGCCAGAGACAGTTCATGGATTAAAAAGCACGGGCGCGGCTACACTGCACCGCGCCCAAAGGAGTTCAGGAGTTCCTCTTGCCCGCATCAGAAGCCAATTGCCTTCGCCTTTTACCGCACTCGCCCCCTGCCGGCGCACACCGGGCAGTGCGGCGTTTCTGGCGCGTCTCCTGGCCCGGGGGCGCAGGGGCGCCGCTTCACCGGGACCTGATAGCGATCCACAAAGCTGCGGAAATCAGCCGCATTCTGCGCCATCTGCTGCGCGATCTGCTCGCGCCGCAGCAGATCCACCCGGCTGCCGTCGGCAAAATGTCGGGCTAGCTCGGCCTCGAGCTCCAACGCGCGCGCCAGAATCGCTGGCAAGCCTCTCACGGCAGCGTCACCACACTCACGATATCGCCATTCTCCACGCTTCTCATGCGGAACGCACTGCCGCCGAGCACCGCGTAATCGATACCGGGCGTCTGATAAATCCCATTGCGGAAGATCAGCGCGTGCGCCGGCAGGGGCAGCGCTGGAAAGGCCGCCGCATTGGTGACGTAATAGGGGCGCACGCTCAATGCGGATACGGAGGTCTGCGCGCACACCAGCGCCAGGCACACGCTCACCGCAATCAGAACGGCAATCCAACAGGCGCGCATCTCAGTTCAAACTCAGCAAAAACGTGGCCGTGGCCCAGTGCGTCCGGCCACAGGCGCAGGCGACAGTAAACAGCGTCTGGTAGACGCGATAGGCCGCATGACGCTGCGAGGAACTGCGCAACAGCCTCATGCCGCGCTCGCCTTCAGCGGAACGGCCGGCGCCAGGCTCTCCTCTTCCGGTTCGGCCTCCACGGGAAACAGCACATCGAGCAGCTCCGGCCTCTTTCGGCCCTCTGCCGAGGCAAAATACTCGTCGGTGGGGAACAGCGGATAGGGCTCGAGCGTGCGGTAGGCCATCCCCAATTTGCGCTCGATGCGATAGACCGCATGAAAGAAGTTGCCGCGGTCGAGTCGCAACTTCTCGCAGCAGGGCTTCCAGGGCGCGCCGAGCAGAAAGTGGTAGCGAAAGATCGCGTATTCACGTTCGCTCAAGGTGCGTCGCGCCACCAGACAGAAATCCGCCATATATTCCTCGTTCTTCATGCCCCAGCTCGTCCGCCGCTGCCGCCCCGGCCGAGCTTCAAGCGCGACATGGGCGATATAGCGCTGGGAACGCTGCGCCTCGGCACAGGCGCGGAAACGCGCATAGCAGGCGCGAAAGATGGCGCGCAGCACGCAGTGGCACACGGTTTGCCGGCCGCTGCGTCCGCCGCGCAGTCCCAAACCGAAGCAGCTGCTGCACTTCTGAGCCGCCAGCGCCAGCGTCTCTGAGCGTGTCCACACGAATGGCTTCATGCCCCTCGCTCTTCGGGCTCCTCCGGGCGCTCAAAGCGCGGATGCGTATCGATGGCGATTACCTTCGCTCTCTGGGTCTGGCAGCACAGCACAGCCTGAGAATAAATGGCCCGCTGAAACCGCTCCAGCTGGGCCGCGGCTTCCTCCAGCGGCACCGCAAACAGCGCCGCGCAAGCTTCCACGCCGGGCAGGCGCGTTTCACACGACACGAGCTTAAACAGCGGCTTGGAAGCCGGGCGCCAGCTCGGCTTCGACGGCAGAAACTGGGCAAACAGAATCTGTTCGCGCCGGTTGGTGAGGCAGAACATCCGCCCGCGCGCCACCAGCTCGCGCACCGCGCCCTCTGAATAATCCCGTATCCGATTGCCCTCGCAATCGTAGGTCGGAACGCGGCGGCTCCCGCTTCCGCCCGGAAATGAGACAAGTTTTCCCATCCTCGCCCGCTCGCGCGGATTCTCACAACTGGCGATGCCTGTGGTTATAGAGTGCCACCACTGTGAGCAAGGTCTCACTGTGCGGAGGCCTGCGGCCGGGTTTCCGCTCCCGGGGAACGTAGCGGGCAGCAGGGGATGAAGCTCATGCGCGAAGAAGGCAGGAAAAGAAAGGATCCGCCGCCCGCCAGGCCTATTATCGCCTGCCACCAGCCCAGAAGGCCAGCCTCAGGCGCTTATAGTCACCTGCGGCGCGCAAAGTCACATGCGGCGCAAAATCAGCAGTTTAGTGCAGATGCTCCGGCGCCTGCGGCGCCCATCGGGCCAAGCTACCCAGTATGGAACCCTATCTCGCCCCCAAGGATGTGGCGCAGGCGCTCGCCATCAGCGTGCGCACCGCACAGCGGCTGATGAAACAACAGGCCATCATCAGCTTTCGCGTAGGAGAAAAACTCTGGCGCACCACACGTCAGGCGTTGGAAGCATACGTCTCGCGCGAAAAGCCGAGCGCCTGAATCAGGACGCCGCAGAGACGGCCTGCCGCACCGTTCGAGCGCGATAGCGCAGCAAGAATTCAGCCCGTGCCAGCGCAGCGCACAGGGCCGCCAAATGCGATCTCACCGGCAACTGCAAGTCGTCGGGAAGCGTCACTCGCTCCAGTTCCTCGCGCGCGGCGGCCAGCAGGCCGCGTACACGCTCTAGCGATCCCAGATATTCCGCGGAAAGGCGCTCCATGCTTTGTTGCCTAGTAGCTTACAACGGCAATAAGCCAACTGAGTATCTCGGATCAGAAATGACCACACTTCGGAAATCAAAATCTCTGTCGCGCCAGTCAAACAGAATGCGGAAGGGCTCTCGATCGACAATACCGATAACCCCATAAGCCCGCTGGTAGATCCAAATTCGTGTGAAGGAACCCTGCGTCACAGCCTCCCGAAGACCTGTGCTTTTCGAGAGCCGCTCGAGAAGTTTCGGCTCTCGAAGCTCAACATAGAGCAAAAGGTCGATTCTTGCCGCCCCTAAAGTCTGGTATCCCTTCTCGAGTTTTGAGTTCAATACCCGGCACAGATCTTGACAAACGTCAAGGATTAGCGGACCGCTCGCGCCGACCTTGATATTTCTGCCCGCAACGATCTCTTGCCACTGCTCGCTAGCCGCGTGCGCGATCTCAAAATACCGTGGCGCGCCGGAAACAGAGCACAAGATGTCTGCTTCCGGCGGCTTCCGAGGCTCGATCCTGCTCACCCTCAGGCCGGCTTGGAAGCAAAACTCCTCAAAAATCCCTCGCTCGCGCTCCGCTTTCACTTGCTCCCGGTGGTGCATACCATCAGCTTCGCTTAAAAGTTAAAAAAAGCCCAGACAATTGCAAAAATTTTTTCGGCCGCATACATCGGGTCCGCCACCCGGCATGGGGTCACCAGGGCAGCCCAGCCGCCGGAGGGCCTGAAAACGGCTCTGGAGTGCCACCAGGCCGGTCGGTTTGGCGTGGCGACGAGATAGACATTATTCGGAGGTTTTTTTCGCTTGCACACAAAAAAATTGGGCAAAAATGCACAAAAAATGGCGCGAGTTGGACAGAGTGGGCACTCTGTCCAACTCCAAAAGCCCGCAAAACGCAGGGTGTTCCGCGAGCTTGAAGAATGGATGTATTTCGAGCCCGAAGAGCTGGGCCGCCTGTTCGCGGCGATCAAATCCAAACGCGACCGGGCGATCTTCCGCCTGGTCTATCATCGAGGCCTGCGCGCCCATGAAGTGGGACTGCTCCAGCTGGCCGACTTCCGCGACCGCGACGGGGTCCTGTTTGTGCGGCGCGGCAAAGGCTCCATCTCGCGCGAATACCGCCTGGTCGATGAAGAGCTGCGCTGCCTCAGAGCCTGGATCAAAGTGCGCGGCACACAGCCCGGCCCCCTGTTCCCCAGCCGGCAGGGCACAAAAGGCATCACCCGTAAACGGCTCGACCAGCTCATCAAGCACTACTGCGCGCTAGCCGGCATCCGGCCCGAGAAAGCCCACATGCATGCTCTCAAACACAGCTGCGGCACACACTTGGCCGAGCGCGGCTGCACAGCCGAAGAGATCCAGGACTGGATGGGGCACCGCGAGATCAGCTCCACCCAGATCTATCTGCACTTTTCCAAAAGCCGCCGACGCGCGCTGTGGGAGCGCAACCGGGACTGGCGGTAAATCGAGTTACTGCCGAGTTGGGGCAGGCAGCAGCGGCACTTGCGGAGTGGCGGCGAGACTCCGCTCCATACTCAAGTGTCTGAGCGGCCGCCCACATGAACCGAGGAAGCCCATTATCTGCCTGCTGCTGGTCCGACGCGGTCACGTTGAGCCAAACCTGACAGCCGAGTTGATCCGCGCGCGACGCCGTCGCCAAAAAGGCATACAGAACACCCAGAGCGATTGCGAGCCGAGACATGCTCTACTCATCGGCCGATTTTTCCTTTTTCTGAGCCGCCCAGCGAGCCTGAGCCGCCAAGCGCGCTCGCTCTTTCCGCTGCGCCGGAGTAAGTGCTTTCGCTGCCGCCTCCGAGGCTTTCTTGGCGCGCCGTCTGCGCGCCGCAGCCGACAGCTTCCGTGCTGCCGCGCGGCCGCCCAGCGCCCCATACTTCTTTCCGATGCGACTTAGATATTCGATCATTTCCGGCGGCGGTGGCTCGTCCGTCATTAGCCCTATGCTACCAGACAGGGGCTAGGGTTGCACGCCGGAATTTTCTGGTACTTGCGGTACCTTTTTTGACTTGCTTACCAACACACTGTAAGGTAGCATGAAATTAGCCGATAAGGAATTCAAAGAGGCAAACGCAAATGTTCACCACCGACGATTACGACAACTGGCCGGACTCCTTCGAGCAGATGCGCATCAACCGGTTGCGCAAGCAAAGAGAGCGGGAGAAATACGCCAGCAGGCAGCTCGCATTCGATTTCACGGCGCGCGATTACGATCCGCAGCATTGCGCTTGCGAAACGCAATTGCGCCTGTGCCCGGGCTGCTACGAGAAGCTCACGCTTGAAAAAACGGAGGCCGCATGACGGGCCTGTTCTTGCTCGCCTGCTGCGTCTGCGCCTGGCTGTATCACGATTACGCGCTGCGTGCTGCCGAGATCCGGCATCTTGAAGCCGAGATCGCGCTGTTAGAGTCAATTTGCGATCAGATAGGGAAAGCTGATCGCACGTTTCAAACTCCCCAACCGGCCGGCGGAGCTGCCGGCAAAGCCGACTTACATACGACTTACTAACTTTACTTCAGGAGATACTAACTATGTCCGTAACACGCGAAAAAATCCGTCTTTCTTCGGACTCGCCTACCATTGTGACGCTCGAAGAGGCTGACGGCCATGAAACCAGATCCCAGATCACCGGCGCCACCGAATACCGCTACAGCGTCCTATGCCAGGGCACGCCCGGTTTTCTCTACCTGCCGGCCGCCGCGCGGCAGGAGCTGCTGCGCCAGGCTGCGCAGCCTGGCGACCAGGTTCGGATCCTCAAGCAGGTGCACGGCCGCGAGGCCACTTATTCCATTCAGCTCTTGCGCGAGCCGAGCCGCTTGCGCGGCCACTATCCGGTGGGCGCCACCACGCAGAACGGCCACCTGCGCCCGGTTCCGCCGCGCCCCAGCCTGGCAGCGGCGGAAACACGGCCGCTGCGCGGTTCCTCACACCTGGCGCAATGCCTGTGTGCGGCCATCGATGCCGCAATCGAAGCAGCCGAATACGCCCGCTCCAAGAATTTTTCGGTGACGTTTCTCGGCTCGGATATCCGCGCCATCGCCAATTCGCTTTATATCAACGATCAGAACGGAGCCCAGCAATGAATACCCGGCACTCGGCGCCCACCGACGCGCGTGTGGCGCGGCTCATCAATTACATTCACTCACTGAATGCTGCAGCAGCCCGCCGGCTGCTGCTTCGCATCGCGGGCTGGTTCTCCGGCTTGGCCGAAGCCGAATTCTGGGACGCGGTGGATTACCTCACGTTGGGGGAACGCGGCATCGAGGAAGGAGGCGCGCAATGATCGCCCCCACGCGCTATCCGCAGCTCTACGCTGTCGTCCCTCGCCAGGCGCCTCAGCCGGCGCACCGCGAGAGTATCCCCGCTGCGCGCGAGAGCCGGCATAAGGAGCTGCGAGCCAAGCAGGCGATCGACCGGGCCAGCGCTGTGCTCGATCGCCTGGCAGCCCGCGTGGCGGCGTTCGACCAGCAAATTACCGCACTCGAAAAGCGCAAAGCGGCCGCGCTCGAGCGCGCGGCTCGCCTGGAGGAGGCGATCCTGGCCCGCATGGCAGCCGCGCAGCTGTCACGCGCGGCCGGCTTCCACATCACCTTTACCGCCCGCCCGGCGCCGCCCGCCTTGGAGGTGCTCGATGCCTCTCTGATCCCGCGCGACTATATCCGCTCGAAGCTGGTCGAATCCGTGGATAAAAAGGCGGTCAAAGCGGCTATCGCCCGCGGCGAGGAGATCGCCGGGGTGCGCCTGATGCAGAAGATCTGTCTAGTGCGAAGCTGAAAGCAAAGCTCCCGCCCGAAGCGGCCCTCCGCAGGCGGGAACCGGGCGGGGGCAGGACGGAGAAATAGGAGAGTAGCGCCCCGCC